GCGCATTTAGTGCCGCCGCACACGGCTAATGGCTCTATGTACCGTAAAGACAAGCGTGGCATTATGCCTAAGATTATCGTCGGGCTGTACGATGAGCGTAAGTCGGTCAAGAAAGAGATGTTGAAGCTAAAGCAAGAGTACGAGAAATCCAAAACCAAAGAATTGAGTCGTGAAATAAATAGACTAGAGAATACTCAGATGGCTATTAAGATTTTGTTAAACTCTCTTAATGGCGCTCTGGGTAATCAGTACTTCCGCTATTTTGAAATGCGGATTGCAGAAGGTATTACATTGTCAGGTCAGCTATCAATCAAATGGGCTGAGAAGGCGATGAATGAAGCCATGAATGGTATCCTTAAGACCGGCAATAAAGACTACGTTATTGCCATGGGTAGTGACTCGCTGTATGTCAATATGGGGCCACTGGTAGAAACCGTTAACCCAAAATACCATGTGAGTTTCATCGACCAATCTTGTGAAAAGAAATTCGTCCCAATTCTGACCAAGGCTTATGACAAGCTATATCAAAAGATGAATGCCTACGAGAGTCGAATGGTTATGGCACGAGAAGCTATCGCAGACAAAGGCATATGGATGGCCAAAAAGCGATACATTCTAAACGTTTACAACAACGAAGGTGTCCAGTACGCCCAGCCAAAGCTTAAGATCATGGGCATTGAGGCTGTTAAGTCTTCTACTCCTCAGGTAATACGAGACAAGTTTGTTAAGGCGTATAACATGATGTTGAATTCTACCGAAGCGGAGTTGCAGAAATTCGTTGCAGACTTCTTTGATGAATTCAAGACCTTACCTGCCGAAGATATTTCATTCCCTCGTGGCGTGAGTGATATCGAGAAGTGGGAAGATCGACACACAATTTACAAGAAAGGTACTCCTATTCATGGGCGTGGTGCGTTGCTATTCAATCAGCAACTAAAGAAAGCCAACTTATCGCAAGAGACCATCCGAAATGGTACTAAAGTTAAGTTTTGCTATATGAAAATGCCAAACCCTCTTATGTAGAATGTGATTGCGTTCACACAGTTCTTACCAGAAGAGTTTGGTCTTAACCAGTACATTGACTACGAGACACAATTTAACAAGACGTTTAAAGAGCCCTTGGAGTTGGTATCTAATGCCATCAAATGGAAACTTGAACACGTTAATTCACTAGAAAGCTTTTTTACATGAAAAACGAAATGTTTGATTTTGGATTTACGGCAGTTGATGAGGACGAGTCGACTCCCGTACAACAACTTAAATCTGCCGCCACACAAGTGGAATCTAACGCAGTGGTAGCCCAGTCTAAGCTTGATAAGCTGTATAATGCTATCGTGCCACTACTGAACAATCTTAAAGCCAACCCTGAAAAGGAATAAATCCTCTGGCCTAACCGCAAAGAAAAGATCGAGGCTTTTGAGAAGAAACTATTTGACATTTACAAAGGTTGATGTTATAATGGACAAATTGCAATTTACTATAGAAGAATGAAATGTCATCATTGATGGAAAAACTAGCCAAGAACTCTACGATCAAGTTAACTTCGGCTATCATGGACTCGAAGGTCTTTGGTAAGAAAGATATGGCACCAACACCAGTGCCTATGATCAACGTAGCCTTATCAGGTCGTGTTAACGGTGGCTTAGTGCCTGGTCTGCTGATGCTAGCAGGTCCTTCGAAGCACTTCAAATCAGCATTCGCATTGCTGATGGCTGCCGCATATCAGAGGAAGTATCCCGAAGCGGTCATTCTGTTTTATGACTCAGAGTTCGGTACACCACAGGCATACTTTGAGTCATTTGGTATTAACATGAAACAGGTTGTTCACACTCCTATCACCGACGTTGAAGAACTGAAGTTTGATATCATGAAACAGCTAGAAGGTATCAATAAGGATGATAAAGTCTGTATCGTTATCGATTCGATTGGTAACTTAGCATCCAAGAAAGAAGTGCAAGATGCAATGGACGGTAAGTCTGTAGCTGATATGTCACGGGCAAAGCAAATGAAGTCCTTGTTCCGTATGATCACTCCTCACTTGAACCTGAAAGACATTCCTCTTGTTGCCGTTAACCATACGTACGAAGAGATTGGCTTGTATCCTAAAGATATCGTTTCTGGTGGTACAGGTGCTTACTATTCTGCTGACGCTATCTGGATTATCGGTCGTCAGCAAGAGAAGGCAGGCACTGAGATTATGGGTTACCACTTAATCATTAACATCGAGAAGTCTCGCCATATTCGTGAGAAGTCCAAGATTCCAGTTACTGTCACATTCGAAGGCGGTATCTCTAAATGGTCTGGCTTGATGGAAGTGGCAGAACAAGGCGGTTACACCACTAAGCCTAACCTTGGCTGGTATGAAGGTGTTAACCCTAAGACTGGTGAAATCCTGACTACTAACAAGATAAGAGCTAAAGAAGTCCTTGAGAGTTCTGAGTTCTGGTTGATGATGTTTGAGAAAACCGATCTTGCATCCTCCATCAAATCGTGTTATACTATGGCATCAGGTCAGATGTTTACTGACCAATCCAATCTTAACGTACAGGAAAATGATTTAGATGATTGAATCCACCGTTCTTGCAGGTCTACTGCATAACGAAAATTACATGCGTAGGGTTATTCCCTTTCTTAGCGAGGAGTACTTCGGTGACTTCGCTGAGAAAACGCTGTATAAAACAGTTGCTAGTTATATTGAGACGTACAACGGTGTTCCTACAAAGGACTTACTGAAGCTCGTCATTGGAGAGAAGACCACCCTTAACGACGACCAATACAAGGCTATCGTTACGCTAATCGACTCATTGAAATATGATGATAAAACGGATATGGAATGGCTTGTCGATACAACAGAGAAATTCTGTCAAGACAAGGCAATCTATAATGCCGTTCGTGAATCCATTCTTGCGCTAGATGGTCACCATAAGACATTAGATAAGGGTTCCATTCCTGATCTATTGTCTAAGGCTCTTGGTGTGTCGTTTGACCAGAGTATCGGACATGACTTCCTTGAAGATACTGAAGCACGATTCCAGTTCTATCACACTAAAGAAGACAAGGTGCCATTCGACCTAGAGCTATTCAATAAGATTACCAAGGGTGGCTTATCTCGTAAGTCACTATCTATTGCTCTTGCAGGCACTGGCATTGGTAAGACTTTGTTCATGACCCATTGTGCAGCCTCTAACCTTATGAATGGTAAGAACGTGCTGTATATTACTATGGAAATGGCAGAAAAGAAGATTTCAGAGCGTATTGATGCCAACTTACTGAACACTACCGTTGACTCTCTATCCGAGATGCCAAAGGATGTTTATGAGAAACGTATTGCCCGAGTAAAGGCAAAGACGACTGGTAAGCTAATCGTGAAAGAGTTTCCTACTGCTAGCGCTGGGTCTGCTCACTTCAGGCACCTACTGAATGAGTTGAAGCTAAAGAAGAACTTTATGCCAGATATCGTCTTTATCGATTACCTGAATATCTTTACTAGTTCTAGGATGAAAGCTGGCGGTAATGTGAACTCTTACACTCTTATCAAGGCAATTGCCGAAGAGTTGCGTGTTCTAGCCGTAGAGTTCAACGTTCCAGTTCTCAGTGCTACCCAAACGACTCGTACAGGCTATAGTAGTTCTGACTTGAACCTGGAAGATACCTCGGAATCTTTTGGTTTGCCAGCTACTGCCGACTTTATGTTTGGTTTGATATCTACTGAAGAACTTGAAGGTCTAGGTCAGTTGATGGTAAAGCAGTTAAAGAACCGTTAGGGTGATACCAATACCCTCAAACGTTTCGTTATCGGTATTGATCGGTCAAAGATGAAGCTTTATGATGCCGAAGACTCTGCCCAATATTTGGTCAGTGACTCAAAGGCCTCTGCTAACAAAAGTTCATACGTAGATAGGACTGAGCCAACTTATGCGAGTGATGATAACATCATATCGTATCGGTCAAAGCAAAATAAAAAGCCCAACTTCGGTGGACTAAAATAGAAACTCGGCACCCACATAGAGTAAAAGGCAACGAAAGCTGCCTTTTACATGTTTGCGTGACTGGGAGGAACCCCAGCTGCATCTAATAATGCTTCCCCAGTTATTCCTGCTGTGAGTTGTTTTCTAACGTTTACACTTGCCTCTTGTTATTACACATTTACACGCACCCAATATTTATTTATATAAATCAGGTTTTCGCTTGACAACTTCTTCGGAATGATGTATACTGTATTTCTGTGCATAAACTACATGGAGTTACATTATGGAAAATAATCGATTGGAAAATTTGGTTAGTGAGGCGTTGCAGGAGGCTCGTATTCTTGAGTGCGCCTACGATGTTTATAGTGAGGACAACGTGAAGCAAACAGCGGTGCGTCTTTCCGGCGCTTCCTTTTGTCAACCTAGTCTATAGTCAATGGAATAGGAGCGCATTTGCATGACTATGTACATGATCAAAGGTGTGTACGCACCCGCAAGCAAGCCAAAAAAGGTTGACCTTGCTCAGATGGAGAAAGACTGGAGACAGCATAGCAAGGACATGCGAAAGCAGAATATGCCATGCCTTCAGTTCAATACTCTGCAAGACTGCATTGCATTCCGAACCGGTAAGGTGAAGTCCAAGAAGAAAGCATTCGAGGCATACGTGCCAGAGAAGACTAGGCTACGGGACGAAACGTATTACCCAAGTCATACATCGCCTAATGACTCAAGTGCCGGCCTTTAGAAAGAGAAGCCTGTCTATTCGGGTGACTACATGATTGGCATTGCAACGATGCATAAATCCAACCTCGTGCCAGTTGGACGTGGAGATAATCCTAAAGACTATGCCACGATGAGACGTAGTTGACTTACGTATAAATATGTAGATATAACTATTGGGTATCTACATGACAAAGACAAATGAAGCATTTCAGAAGATAGCCGACAACCTGAATTCTATGATTAAGTCAAAGAATTATCAGGTTGCTCCTACGTATCCTAAAGGCACGACTGGCTCAAATGATAAACGCTATCGTGAGTATAGACTCCAGCTTATCAATAAAGAGAAAGATATCAGTGTGGCAGTCATTGAGCATTTAGGCAATCAGCTAAAAAAGGACTCAAACATTAAGCTCCTGAAGTTTAATGATATTTCGCCTAACAGTTCCAAATTTCCTAGTTACTCATTCACGTTCAATGACCAGATGTATGACATCATCATTGCCCGTGGCGCAAACTCGGGCGAAAAGTTCGAGATTCGAACGGTAAAAAATCTAGACCAGTTTTTTAAGATACGGCAAGACAGTGAGATGTCAAGTCTCATCAACTAGATGAATGAGGCGCATACGCCATTCGCAAATTCAGAAATCGTTTCAGTGAAGCAAAGGGTTGGTTCAACAAGAAAAGAGGGCATACCCATTGAAAAGTTAGGCGCTATCATTGGCGATATTGAACTAAAGGATAGTAACGACGAGAAATGGTATATATCACTCAAAGACGTTAAAGGCAATACATTCAGTGCTTATTCAGGCGCTGCCTCTCATTCAATAAAGATTGTACGCTACAGCCGAACTCTGCTGGCGCTGATTTATTGAATTCGTTTGGGGTTGACCTGAACAAGGTTCAAGCTTGATTCGATGAGCGTGGCAATATAAATAAGCTTAGACCTAAGATACCATTTAAGAAGGCAAACCAAGCTGAGATTGAAAAGATATTCAATAGGGCATGGGGCATGAATTATTTCTACGTGCGACGATTAGTCAGTGGGTGGAAAGTATTCTGGTTAGGTAAAGAGAAGATGAATAAGCAATGTCGTGGAATAAAGGTCGACGCTATACGCTACCCGAATAAAGATTCGAAACAAATTAGTATTCTATGCAGTAACAGTTTTGAGGATTACCTCATTGAGATTAGAAACTCTAGTCGAGGAGAGTATCCAAATGATACGAAATTTAAGGTAAAAAATTAATGGAACGTTTAAGTACATACCTGATTGAAGAGATGTCCACATGGAGCATCTTGAGGACAATATGCTTAATGCAGGAGTCGAAGGCGCAAGGCAGTCTATCAATTATGTGCATTGCGTGATATGCTAGCAGGCAAGACTGTCTCTAAGGTTAACGTCACAGTCAAATGGGATGGTGAACCAGCAGTATTCGCAGGCATCGATCCATCTGATGGTAAGTTCTTTGTGGCAAAGAAGGGTATCTTCAACAAGAACCCAATGGTCTATAAATCAGATAAAGACATTGATGATGATATCGCTAAGGGCGATCTGAATACAAAAATGAAATTGGCACTGAAACATTTGCCATCTTTGAACATTACAGGAGTGATACAGGGTGATTTCTTATATGCGAAAAAGGATCTCGGCAAAGTTACTATCGATGGAGAACCGTATATTACTTTCCATCCTAATACCAT